GGACAAGGCCGACGCTTTCGCGAGACACGTCATATGCTTTAGCCAAGTCTCGTCGCAAATCTCCCGTTTTGTCGATGGACACATATGTCTCGAAAATTCTAGCAATCTCTTCGTGTTTCCGAAAGTTCAAGATGTTTCCTGATCTGAGACTGGGGTGAGGGGAGAGTGCAGAGTACCACTGTGAAGTGACCTCGACTTGAACGTCGTTGGCGAAATCATCTGAGGCTTCACTGGCGTCCGGGACTTGCATGCCGTGTGCGTAGAAACAAGCGGAAGGAAAGGGAACCCAAAAGTTCGATCCGCTGAGGACAGTGCCGTCAGTGTCATACAAAACGGACTCAGAAGGTGACATGGCTGTATTCGTCATGTGTGGCGTGTTGTAGAGGGTCTTGCAAATGAAAGCGGCGATGGGGCCATTGTCGTGACTCTCGCTGGACTTGTGGTAGAAAGAGGGAATGAGGAATTCAATGGGTGCGCCCATGCGGTGACGACGTAAGTCCACCTCGAACCGAGAACTATCGACAAGGGATGCTTCGGTGTATTCGCTGCCGTTCCGGCCAACGACAACAACGATTTTCCCGCTGCGTAGCGTCCTCGCTTGATTCACTCTAAGCCTAACGATTGAGTATCCGACTCCACTGTCGGGAGGCACTGGAATGACGCGAGAGCTTTCGGTGCAGCACATGCCTGTGATTCTAACCATTGGGCTTTCTAACTCACCATAAGCAGTTCCGCTCACAGTGTCACCAAGAATCGTGCCATCAATAGGAGCTGAGCCAAAGACGCTCGCAATTGACGAGTCGTTCGTAACAACCCAGTCAGGCATCGTGACAGCACCACGAATGAGAGCCTGAGGTGCTTGAGATACGGCTGACGGTGTGAACCACGTAGCGGCGCAGACAGGGCCTCCGATTGCATCAGCGACGGCGATGGGTCTGCCAGTGTCGGTCGATTGTACGACTGCCATAGCAGGTGAAACAAAAGAGTAATGGAAGAGGCCAGCAACACCACGGCAAAGGTTGGGATTGGGAGAGTAAGGGACATCGCATCGCAGGATGCGCTCAACAATTGATTGAGGCCTACCTTGATTCGCGCGATCCGAAGATGCGACTTACATTCAAAAGTTCTCTAGCCATGGCAGCTGCGACGGCAGCCTCACTATCCATGGCAAATCCTTCCATTCGGATGGCTTGCTCGAGCACTTTACCACCGGAGGGAGTGTAGGACCCTCCTCTAGAGACGAGAGGGTTAGGTGTGGTGTGGCGGAGGATCGTTTGTGCGACTTCAGCGGCCCTCACAAAAACGTTAGGCTCTTCGGAGCGTTGGTTCAATGAAGACACGTCCTTGACGGCATTGCTTTCCGAGGGGTTCATGCGTTGGATGCGTCTAGGTGGCACTTGCGCCGGGTAGCGTGTAACGTAAGCCACGTGATGCGTCAGAGTAATCTCGAAGCTAGCAGTCGTGCTAATGTTCTCGAACAAGATGTTGGCGACGGGACATGGCAACAACATGTTCACGGTATCAGTTGTTGTGTCAACCACACCAGTCGGCCCGTAGTTGGCCCTTGAGATCTTGCTTCCAGAGATCATAGTGTCCGAGTACTGTTCTGTCGCTTTGGCTCCCTCGTCGTTGACGCGTTGGCGCATTGGACCATGAGACGTGGGGTAGAGCAATCCGAACAAGGTGTCTACATCGGGGTACTGGGCTCCACTCGTGGTGTTGCCGCTCAACATTTGGCCATAGATCTCTGGGTAAACCACTGAAAACTCGAGGTCTGAGGTTTTGTTGAGCGCCACAGACTTGACTCCCAAGATGCCATCAGGTGCCGAGGTTGCGCAAACTGTTCCCATTGGGTCGGCAATGACTCGAATAAGTCCAGCGTTGTTTGACATGCTGGATAGACTCGTCACGCGGACGCCTGTAGCAATAGGGAAGGGGTAAATGGTGAGACCGTAACTGTGCAACGCGTTGTAAGGCCCAGTAGGGTCAAGACCAGCGACGAGATCATTGAAACTGAATGGCAGTTGGGCTGCGACGTGGGTGGTGTAACCAGACATTGGAGTCGTGGATTCAGTAGCAGAGTTCCAGGTTCCTACAGCGACATTGTTCGTGTACGCTAAATCCATTCCATCTTTGCCGCTTGGAGGGAAGAGGATGGCTTGGCCACTGCCAGCACCGTTCACGCCTGGAGTGACTACCACTCTTGATTGAACCCTAGCGAAGCGAACAAAACTATCGCCAATGTCGTACGTTGGTACAATCTCATTCATGACATCGCAAGGGCTGACAAAGAACTTCATCCACTGTTTCGCTTGAGATGATGTGAGTTGGCGAATGGCTGCTGGTCGTGCGGCAACTTTCTTC